AATTCTCTGCTGCGCTGTCGGCTACCACCGGTCTCTTTATCATTGTTTCAAGCTGCGCAATGCGATCGTTTATTTTCTTTTCAAACTCTTCGAATTCGGCTTTCGTGTAAAGCCCCTGTTCTTTTTGCTCGAACTTCTCCCTAAGTTCCTTAACCAAGCTCTGAAGTTCCACTACTTTTTCATCCATTCTTATAGTACCTCCTTCAATTTTCTAAGTTCTTCAATTGCTTCTTCCAGCAAGCGACTTTCTAACTCGCCATCACTCTGCGGCTTCTCTTCTTGCTGAGTGGAATTATCCGGCTCAGCTTTCCCAAGAAGTGCATTCAGGCTTTGTATCGCTTGTTCGATTAAGGCAGTGTTCATTGTTTCATTCATTCTGCCTGCCTTAATTTCCCCCGCTGCCCCTATTATACCGTAAAGCAGCAGGTCCAAGCCACTACTTTCCGAACTCCATGGAGGTGTTCTGTCCATCTTCTCATAGTATCGGGCTAAGTGCCTTCTTACTCCAGCCATGTCCTTCTCTGGGATGTTTACACCACCTCTGCCACCTTGAACCGCAGCCGCAGCAGCGAATATGCCCCGAGGTACAGCCTTTAACCTACCGTCGATAACATCAGCAATTGGTAGTTTGTATGAGCCAAACAGTTCAGGATTTTCTGCGTCGTACCAAACAAAAGCCCTGCGGTACTTTTCCCAATCCATGTTATCTTCTCCACCAGCCCATTCCCTTACTCTCATCCTTGCAGCATTTCCATCCCAGGGTGTCTCCATATCNGCNANTGGAAAGTCTTGAAACGGTACAACAGCTTTAATGCTCTCAACCTGGGCAAGTGGGTTAGCAGGGAATGTTACCAGTGACCACTCCCACAGCCGTATCTCTTTTAGTTTCCTAGTCGTTCCATCCCAAGTTTCTTTTACCGTATCATAGCCGATAGATAACCCACGCAATACACCTTGTTTCATCAGCGCGTATGCTTCGCGTCCTCTAGCTGTTTCAAGGTTCAACTGTCCCTTTACTCTAAGCCCACGGTTATCTTCTACTGCTGCGACAGTTAGTCCAATAGGTTCTGCAGGGTTATGCTGCCACAGTATCGGAAGCTGTGGGTTCTCTTGTAACGTTTTTCTGAATGCTCCCCGCTCTATAACGTCTCCTGTTCTGTCCACATTACCAAACACTGCCGCGTAGCCTTCAAAAATCCCCTGTTCGTCAATGTCCTTAACTTCAAACTTAAAACTCTTCGTGTCCACCGTTTTACCCCCTTTCCCCTTATTATTCTATAACCTCGTAAATAACAGTGCACCTGCACATAGGATGAGCAGGCGGTGTAAGTATTTCTTGCTCTCTCTTCGTAGCCCCTGGATATGTTTCTTCTAGCCCTACAACCTCGCCGTCAAGAGACTGGCAGAATTCACACGTACGTTCATCGCCAGCAGTTAACCATGTTTTTATTACCTCTCCTCTAAAAAACCCGTTAGCCTTTGCTTCTCTTATCGCCTCAAGCTGCCCCCTGTTGTAAGCATAAGATAGTTCGGTTCTAGCTATTCTGAGCGCCCTCTTTTTAAGCAAAAACTCAGCGTATTTGTTTGTAAGGTTTTCTATAACATTCTCTGATAGGTTTTCTTTTACAAGACTTTCACGATACCTTGCTACCGCCACAGCTTCCGAAGACGTAAGACCTATAAGCGGCTGAATTACCTTAGCCAAGTCGTACGGAGACAAAGGATGTTCTAAGATGTAAATCCTAAGTATCTCCCTTATAGCTTCATGCTGCGCCTCCGACAATTGTACTATTAACTCTCCGCCATGTTCACGTATCCAATCCTCGATATGCTTACCGATGTGAGTATCCTCGAACTGCTTTTTTGCATACCGTTCTATCTGACCATTCATGTACTCAACTGCGTTTTGCATCGCGTCACGCCATGCTGGAGCCATAACCTCATTCACAAAGGTCGTGTAATCGTTTGTCCATTGCTGCACCCACTCAATCGGAACCCAGCTATACTGCATTATCTTCTCCATCTCTTGCACGGTAATCATTTCGCGCTCAGCATTCCACATTTTTCTAACCGCTCGTTGTATCTTAGGTTCGTTTTTGTCAAGGTACTCTCTAAGCACAAACTCCACATTTCTGGAATTTATCGGAACTGGTCTAATACCCTCTGGGTACCGTGGAGGTCGTGGTTGTGGCTCTGGCTTCTTCTTAACATCCATGCGTAGCTTGTATTTCACTCTTCGTTCACGCCCTCGCCTGTCATAACCGTCAACGGTATCATGTTAGCAGGCATCATTAACATGTCTCCGCCTTCCACTTCGTCATACCCGAGCATAACTCTGGCTTCATTCGGAGTTAAGATACCGTTCTTTACAGCCTCTAGCGCTCTTCTCCAAACAGCCTCCCTATCTTCCTGCAATGCTTCTATCTCATCTTGTCATAGTCAATGTATAACCTTTTATCACCAAACTTCGGTATAAGCCAGTTGTTAAGTTCACCTTTAATAGAGTCCATTAATGGCAGTACCGTCTCTGTATAAAACGCCTGCCGTGCTTCTTTGTAATTGCTATACGTTTTGTTCGCGTTATCCCCAATAAGCTCAGGGGGCACTCCGAAGGCTATCGCTATTTCCCTAGCTGAAAGCTTTAGGCCTTCAAGCCAATGCATTTCCGCAGGGGTAAGCCCGATCTCTTTCCAATCCAATCCACCTTCAAGCAGCAGCGGTCTTCCTGCGTTTTTAGCTCCAGTAAACTCATGGTTGATCTGTTCCTTCAGCCTCTCAAACTGGTCTGGTTGCAGTTCATNCTNNGTNANCAAAGCGCCTGGAGGTCTTGCGCTGTTTTGCAGTAGGGCAACGTTCCACGCCCTGCTCTCATTGTTTTGGTCAATGCTTCGTGCTGCAGCTTCAATGGGAGACATGCCATACCAGTCATCCAATGGGTTAAACAACTTCAAGTGCAGTATTTCTTCAGGCTTAAAATTTACAGTTATACCGCCCACTGTGTACTGATAACCAGCGATAAGCTGCTGCGAGTTACCAGCAATTACTTTCATCCGATCAGGCCTTAATACATATAGCTCTCTTGGTGGCCCGTTTTCTGGCCCAGCAGCTTCGATGTAACTGTTGCCAGCCAGCATCAAAAAGCCCACGACACTTTCGAAGAATTCACTACCACCTTGCCATGGGTTTGGCCCGTTTAGCAGTTCCTTTAATGGGTGGTTTTCCAACTCTTCTATAGTTCCATCGTTCGTAGTTCTATATACCAGCCAAGGAATACCAGCGCACGCCATAGCTATTTGCCTAACACAGGCATACACGTAAACGTTACTCCCATATCCCTCTTTTGCGAAGTTAGCATAATTACGGGTAGTCCATACTGGCTGCCCAAGTGTCATTTCCACAAGAGCCCTCGTTGCTTGGCTTTGTTTCCTAAACATTTTTGTAAGTCCTTCGAACACTTTGTCACCCCCTTTACAGTGCTTCTATCCGTGGTTCATGTCTTGTTTGTACAGACAAAACGGCATAGCGTAGAGCGTCGACGGCATGGTCGTATTCTTTAAGCGGTTCATCTATAACACTCTCATTATGCACCTTCCACCTGTAGTTTTCTATTTCATCGAGCAGGTTATTTAGACCCCTAAATACGAACAACCTGTCGCTCTTGAGCCGAGCGATAACAGTTTCTATGCCTTTCTTAACTGCATTGTTAGCACTTATTGCCGGTATTCCAAGCCTTCGATATTCTTCAATTGCAGCTGGCTCTGATGGATCACAAAATGCGGCCTCAATGTTTTCCCCCTCGCACAGTCTCAGTATCTCTGCCCCACTTTCCTGCGGTATCTTGTTCCGCTTGTAATATTCTCTGTAAACATACATTACATCATCAGGGCTTACGGCTATCCATACCGCAGCCGTAGGGTTGTTATACCCAAAGTCGATGCCCATAACTCTCCGCCATTCTGGGGGTATAGGGAATGGGTTTACAATGTGCTTTGAAGAGTCGAAGTCTTCATACACTAGGCCTTCAGGCTTAGTGAACTCTCCCAAGTAAAACATTTTGAATTTCCAGTCTGGCATGGTCGCTTTTGCCCTTTCGAATTCCTCACGCGGGTAATATGGGTTTTCTATGCTTGCGAATTGAATTACGTCATAGTCTTTGTCGCCAGCTTTCCACCGGTCGTAAAATTCCGTTTTAAGCCAGCCAAGGTTATAAGGAGTAGTGGTTATAAGTACCCTGCCGTTGTGGAAGCCAACACGCCTAAGCACAACGTCCCAAGCCTCGCGTTTCATCTGGCCTGCTTCATCCATCCATGCAGCGTATACGTGCACGCCTTCTAACGAAAATGGGTTATCTGCACTGCCAAAGTAAATTTTCCCACCGGTAGGTAAGTAGTATGTTCTTTCTCCTGAACGGTATTCGCCTTTAGCGACAGCATCCATGAATTTCAAGGTTTCGGGTAATACAATACGCTGGAACATTTGGTATGTGGGAGACACAACAAGAAAAGAACCGGTTGGGTGTTGTTGTATCTCCCGATATAACCATATAGGGCCAACCCAAGTTTTACCTGAGCCAGTGCCCGCAAGCATGGCTACATACTTAGCTTTGCTCTTCCAAACCCGCGTTTGCCCTTTGTGTAGCTTAACCCTCGTCGTCACTCAGTTCAACCTCAACAACTGGTGGCAGGGTAACTTCCTGTTTACCGATCTCTGTAGGTTCTCCTCTGCTAAGCCGCTCAAGCTTCGTTGCGACATCCAGCCATCGGACGAGATCAGCAGGTCCTAACTCTTCAGGGTTTATTTTCTTCAACCGTTCTTCTATCCGTTGCTGGAATGCCATCGCTAGCTTAGCATGCCTTTCAACCATTTTTAATATGGCCTTCTCATGTTCTGCCCGCTTCCTCTTATCAATGTAGTCGTCATAAGCCCTGGCGCGCTCTACCCAATTATACTTAGAGCTCCACCTAGTAAGTGTCGCTCGTGATCTGCTTTTAGCTAACTTTTGCCTTAACTTTTCTAATGAACGCTCAGGACCTAGATCCCTGTATTGGCAGAACACACTATAGGCTTTAGTACTTTCCCCCGGCATCCTTTCCCACAGTTCGCTCATTTATCACCACAGCTTTTTAGCCCAGTTATCTCCCCCAGATAAACATCAACCAGTATCATTCTTATCTCCATGCTCCATCTTTCATATACCCATATTATGCCATGTTTCTGCAATTGCCGACGCGGCAGATAATTTCAGCTATATTCATTCTAGTGTTTCTTCGTTAGAAACGTACAACCTTGCATTTTCTTTAACCCTTTCTACATACTCGCTAACAAAATGCTGTTCGCTTTTCATGGCTTGTAACGGATCATAACTCAAGCTCTTTATTCCTCGCACGCCCATTAAATATGAACCAATAGCCAAGTCTAGTGCTTCAGTTGCGTTTGCTGTATGCTGTGCCCAAGCCTGATAGCTGTCCTGAAGATATAAAATCCCAGCACAAACGTTCTCCTGCACGTTAAAAATGTTGCCTTCACTGAAGAGCTCTGGATATTTTTCTACGTACATGTTGAACGTCCCGGGTAACAGCTGCATGATACCTTTCGCGCCAGCGTATGAAACGTCGTTAGGGTTGAAATTGCTCTCTGTCTTTATAACGCCGAGGATAACTTCCGGTGGAATAATTCCGTGGTTACACTTTGAGTATGCATTAGCAATATCTAGTGCTATACTGGAATTAACGTTTTGCTTAACTGCCATTTGGTATATAGGGTTAACGGTTAAACCTCTGAAGGCTTCGGAATTGAAATGCTGAGCTACTCTTTCATCAACGGTGAATTTATACGTGAAAACCTGCTGATTAGTGCAGTAGTAGTTTTTTAATGGCTTTTTTTCATTGTTTTTTAGATATTGAAAACCAGCGGTAGATAAAGAAGCAAGCAGGACAGTAGCAGCAACGACACGCTCCCACCTAATCCTGCTTGCCTTGTTGCTTATTTGTGTGCTCGGGGCCACAATCTCACCCTCAACAATCAGGTGACGTTGGCGCGGAACTGACCAGTAAACAGAACTTCAATTACAGCACCAACAGCCTCATCCCAATCGGATACCTGAATGACATCATACAAAGATAGGAAGGGAGTGTCAGTGCGTTCGATCAGGACCACCACCGGCTTACCGATAGAAACGGCGTATTCAATCTCCCGGATGGTACCGATCGTAATACGATCCTTTGGGAGATAGACCAGTACTACAGATGACTGGCTGATGGCGTACCGATTAATCTCAGTAACCGTTCGGGCCGTGGCCTTATTTAACGGGCCGTTGCTGCCAAAGTGCACCACGGAGAAAGCGTGTGCCGGGCTGAAAGTGCTGATACCGGCCCGATTCAGGCGCTGGGACATATCCTCTCGCCAGTCCAGCGCCTCCTGCCGCTGTACTCCATCAACGGGACCAGCAAGATAGACTAACATAATCCGATTACCTCCCCTCAATTTGCTCAGTATTCTGGGTAGTCTCCATAGGGAGCCCCCACAGACCATCGGCCAGCATAAGAAGAATGAGCCCGTAGTTGCGGATATCGATGGCAGTATCCCTGATTGATTCATTCTGGGGTGGACGACCGCTAAGAACCAGCTCCCGCAGCCGCATCACCTTGTCAGTCAAGCGCACTGCTACGCCTAACACGCCCCAGATGGTGATATTCAAGTTGCCGTAGTCAAGCTGTTTCTTGATCATGACCCGGTCACACTCTGCGTTCAGCCGGGCTAGGGCCTGTTCGAAAGTGGCAGGCTTATTGGGGTCCACCGATTGGTGTACCGTCTGCATTCAGATCACCTCCATTCTTACTATCTACCCGCCCACTTCACTGTTCCCGGCCAATCCGCCGGCTGGCCATGGCGCAGTAGTCGGGGTTCAGCTCGATACCGATACCCGAACGTCCGAGACGCCGGGCGACGAGCAGTGTCGTACCACTACCGAGGAACGGATCGAGCACGGTTCCTCCAACCGGGCATCCGGCCAGGATACAGGGCTCAATGAGGTCTGGCGGGAATACTGCAAAATGCGCTTCGGGGAAGGGCTTGGTGGAAACTATCCACACCGACCGCTTGTTGCGGCCCGTATAAGTGCCGACATACTCATTACCGCTGTATTTTCTGGTTCCGTAGCCATCGTGCTTGTTCTGGCCACCAAAAACAGCCGGTGTCTTTCGCAACGGTTCCTCTGGTCTAGCAAGAGGCTCCTTAATAGCCTCGGCGTCATAGTAATACTTAGATGATTTGCTCAGAAGGAAAATATATTCATGTGCTTTTGTGGGTCTGTCAGTTACACTCTCTGGCATTGCATTGGGCTTATACCAAACAATATCACTCCTTAGATACCAACCATCGGCTTGTAAGGCGAAGGCTACGCGCCAAGGAATACCTATCAAGTCTTTCTTTTTCAGTCCATGTGATAGTTTAATTCGTAAACCGGATTCATCCGCTTGCCGCCCTTTTGTGTCTGGTCGCGTGAATCCTTGTAGTGTCGATTTTTCAGAATACCCCCCATTGTTACTTTTGTTCTTCGTGTAACTATCACCCAAGTTCAGCCACAACGTCCCATCATCACGAAGAACGCGCCGCACCTCGCGGAATACCTCAACCATCCGCTCTACATACGCTTCTGGCGTAGATTCAAGCCCAAGCTGCCCTTCTACTCCATAATCACGCAATCCCCAATAAGGTGGGGAGGTTACGCAACAGTGGACGGACTCTGAAGGTAGGCCGCGCAGGACCTCCAGCGCGTCGCCCTGGTAGATTGTCTGGATTGTGTCGCCGTTGTCGACCTGCCAATACGACTGCATCACGTCACCCCCATTTCTATCTTATTGTCCAGAGGAGCCAAACCCCTTATCCTGACGCTGGCTCGGAGGTAACACCAGAATCGGCTCCCACTGCAGATCTTCGATTAGCTGGTGGAGGATGAGTTGAGCAAGCCTGGTACCAGCCGGAATGAACCGGTCATGGTCGGTGAGGTTAAATACGCCAATAAACAATTCGCCACGGTAACCGTTGTCGATGATTCCCTCATTCACCAAGAGCTTGTACTTCCGGAGAGTGCTGGAGCGGCCAGTAATCCGACCCCATACCCCCTCTGGCATGGCGATAGCAATATCGGTATGAATATCGGTGAAGGAGTGAGCAGGGACTACAACATCTCTGCTCACATACAGGTCCCACCCGGCATCACCAGGGTAAGCCTTGGTTGGGACCCGTGGGTTGCCCTCCCCTGGAAGAAGCTGGAAGTAAATCTTCATACAGCAAACCCCCTATCCACGATGTTCCAATTGGGACCACCAGTACCGATAAGAGACACTCGGACCCGGAACCGGGATTCCACGTACTGGATGAACCGCTTGGTGGTGTCCGACAGATCCTCCCATTGGGTCTTGCCCTCGTCCTGCGGCGAGAGATAATCCATGAACGTAATAGCGATGGAAGTAGGACGGTTCAACGTAATAGCGTTATCCAATAATTCTTCATCCCATTCACCTATCCGGCGGACCTTATTGGTGACAGTGGTTCGCTCCACCACCTGCTTACCAACCCGCCGGGAGATTTCCTCCCAGGTTAGTTCGTTCTTCAGCGGTCCGGAATTACCGGCTACCCGAATTGGATAGGTCCGGGCCACCAACAAGACCCGAGTCACCAACATGGGCGGAATACCGGCGTCAGCAGCAAGTTGGGCGGCATTGGTGTCGTGACTGGTCACGTAAGGCCACGGGCCATGAATGAGGGACAGGCCCGATCCCTGGGTACCCTCTAAGAGGATGTTCTGGCTGCCTTTCAGATATTGTTGCAGGAGCTTGGGAGTATTCTCCCTCAGATACCGCCGGAGCCCATACTCATCGGCGACATCCTTGGCTAGCTTGAACCGGGACGGATCCCGGCGAATCCTGGCAATCCGGGCCACACCGACACCCTCACCGGTGGAGCCGATACGCTGGTGCAGCTCACCCTCTGTACCGCCCTCCTCCTCATGGAAGGACCGATCCAGGATACCAGCCTGGGTGTCAATAATTAACCGGTCATCGATAGTAGGGTCGACCTCCCGGATGGCCTCTAATTCTCGCAGGAGGATCTCCGGGTTCACCAACATCCCCCGGCCTAGGACCAAGACCGCCTCAGGGTTAGTCCAGCCGCAGGGAATAACTTGCATTTTCCAGACCCGGCCCTTATAGATGAAGGAGTGACCGGCGTTAGAACCGCCTGTGCGAACGTGGACGTGGTAGCGATTGGCCAGATAATTTACAATAACACCTTTACCTTCAGACCCGTACTGGGCCCCAACAACTGCCAAAACGTGACCTTTGGGCTTCCGCATAAGTATACCCTCCTTAACTTGGTAGTTATCCGAGAGACGGGCTATTCTTCCTCGCCCGTCCATTCGGTCATCTGTCCCCAAGATGGCCCGTACTTGATATCCACCTTCATGGGGACGTACAGCTCGAACCCCGGCAGGAAATTCTCCATGCCGTCCTTTATGATCGGCAGTACCTTAAATAGCTTATCCTCCGGGACTTCGAAGATTATTTGGTCATGGATTTGCAACAACATGTGAGTATCCCAGCCTTCTAACAGCTTATCCAACCGAAGGATGGCCAGTCGCATCATTTCGGCGACAGCACCTTGGATGAGGTTGGAAGACGCCCTGTGGGTTGGGTTATACTGGTCATAACGGCGCACCCGGCCCGTAAACATTCGAATATAACCGCGTTCCGTTGCGACCTCCTCCGCCCGCTTGTACAGCCGCCGGAATCCGGGGTACCTCTCGTGGTACTTCTGTAGGTATTCCGCCGCTTTCTCCACCGGGATCCTTAGCTGCCTGGCTAGGGCCTCCCGGCCAATGCCGTAAATAATGCCGAAGTTGATTCGCTTAGCAGCGTCCCGGGGAATCCCCAGCTCCTCCGCCGCTGCGCTGTGAATGTCCTTGCCAGCCAGGATGTTTGCCGCCATGTTCTCCTCCCTGGCGTAGTGGGTNCCCCACCGNATCTCCGCCTGNGAGTAGTCCGCNGACACCAGAACGTATCCGGGCCGGGCTACGAAGACATCCTTGACTTTATATACCTTAGAGTATCGTGGCACCGCCTGCAGGTTGGGTTGCACGCAGGACAGTCGTCCGGATACCGTCCNGTGCAGCAACAAGTTTGGATGTATGGCCCCGTTGGAATCGCACAACTCCAGATACGGCTGGTAATATGTGGAGTTAACCTTGGTCCAGTCCCGATATTCCTGGATCTTGCGGATGGCGATGGCCCTGGGGTGATCCTCCGGCAGGCGCGTGAGTTCCTCCTCCAAAGCCATCCTGGAGGTACTGTCCAACCCCAGCCACGCCTGGAGCTGTTTGGAACTGGCAGGGTTAATCTCGTAACCGGCCAAAACCTGGATTTCCTTCAAGGTTGGTTCTATCATCTGCTCCGCTTCTTCCATATACTGGCGGACACGATCCAGATCCAGCTGCAGACCCCTAATCTCCATCTTGGCGGTAATGACACAGTAACGGTTGACCTCCTGCCATAGGTCATACAATCGCCACAGCTTCAAGTGCGGAACGTAAAAATCACGCAGGGCCTTGGCTAACTTCACATCACCCACGGCGTATGGTGCCACTAGCTCCGGCGGTAGCCGCCACAAGCTGCTTTTGGTCAGCCCCCTCTCCTTCATGATCTGCTCCATCTCATCCTTGGAATCAGCCTGGCCTAAATACTTCTTCGCCAGATGAGAAAGAGTATAATCAGTAGCCATGTGGCCATCCGATCTCCTGATGGGCCGTCCTTGAGCGTCAAGCTTGTACTCGTTTTCATTCATCAAGTGCGCCGCCAACATCGAGTCCTCCACCTGGCGCGGTAACGGGAATCCGTCCACCCACATAGCCTCTATGTCGAACTTAATGTTGTGGTTGATGATGGTCTTGTCCCGGACCAGCTGCCGGAAATCCTCCAGCCGCTCTAGAGGTAGGTTAGGACCGGTCTCGTGTCGGAAGGGGAAGTAGGCGGCCACTTCACCATCGTAGACAGCGATGCCGCAGATACGGTCCCCGTGCCAAATCCTCAAGCCGGTAGTTTCAACGTCAATCGTCAACTCTGGCGCTTTCTTGAACCGCTCCATCAAGGGCCAATAACGTTCATCTACCTTGTCTACCAACACCGTGATTCACCCCCAATGCGCCGGGGGTTGGCGTACCAACCCCCTGGCGCTGGTCGGCTCCAACTCAGAAAGGAATCGGGTCATCGGAGGCCTTCTTAGGGTTGAACCCGGTGACCGGTCCTGGGCCATCAGGGTGTGGCAATACCTTAGCAATAGAAGACCGTTCCTGGCCATTGTAAGTCTCCTTCTGGATACTGATGATACACCGCCGGGACAGAGCTTCGTTTTTGGTGAATTTGCTCACCGTACCACCCTTGCCTAGACCAAGGGCCTCGACGGTCTCAGCGACCTTCCAGAGAGCGGATGGAGTAAGGGCTGTAAACAGCGAGAACTCCTTGCCAGCGTATTCGCCGCTCATAATGGCGAACGTCCAGACCCATTGAGGATTTCCACTCTTGCTGAACCCCTTCCGAAGGTCCACCAGGATGGCGGGGTAATCACCATCCGGGATAAGATAACCGCCGCCAGTTGGGGCTTCAGACAGGTCTACCGAGAACTCATCGTCATTGCTCTTGGGAGCGCCAAACAGGTTAGGCGCACCAGGGATAGAATCACGCATTTCTTATCTCCTCCTTTCATTTATTCCCTCTTATCTTTATTATAACACACCGGATAGCTGTTTGTCAAGTATTTACTTGCTTAGCACTGGAACGGTGACAAAGATATTTGGCCGGGATTGGCCTTACTTGCTTCTGGGATTTCTTCAATTTTGACTTGCTTTCTTAAGTGTTCATTTATTCTTTTAATGGATAACTCCACATAAGAAGGATCTATCTCGACTCCTATTCCTCTTCTACCTTCTTCATATGCAGCAATTAAGGTAGAACCACTTCCCAGAAATGGATCAAGTATAACATCTTCTTTAAAGCTAAAGAGTTTAATGCATCGTCTTGGTAATTCAACAGGGAAAGGAGCAGGATGACCTATCTTTTTTCTTTTCTCACCATTAAAAGTCCATACTCCGTTTGTCCAATCTATAAACTCTTCTTTTTGTATTGTAGAGGTACCATTATTTTTTCTTTTCCATTGGTGTTTGTATAAAAGTACAATAGTTTCAACTGGAGCAATTACATAAGGAGCAGAAGCCGACATCCAAGAACCCCACGCTGTTCTCCTAGAAATATTCTGCTCATTCCAAATGATTGTACTCTGGTACTTGAAGCCGACTTCTTTAGCAATCCCCACAATGTCAGCATATACACTCTTCAATCCATTTTTGTTTTTATCCAAGGGAATATTAAGACACATTCTCCCGTCGTCCGCAAGCAAATCATAAGCTTTTGCAAGCCACCTTTTACTGAAATTAAGATAATCTTCATAGCTACTTGTATCATCATGAGTATTATAATCTATGCCCACATTGTAAGGAGGCGAAGTGATAATCAAATTAATTTTTCCTCTCCAAGATTGTAAATCCACATTTAGAAAATCATTTTCAAATATTTTTATCTTATTTTCGTAATCAAACTTTAAATTAGGAGGTTCCTTGTAAAATTCCTCAAGACTAAGTTTAATTACCTGGATTAACATTGTTTTCCACCCCGTACTTTACGCCCAGCAGCTCCATCTGCTTATGTGGAGCAGGAACGTAATTTAGCCACACACACTCTATGCGTTCAAGCTTTTCCCTATTTTCTTTGTTTTGCAAGTATTTTGTTCCCTTAGTAGTTCCAGTAGCGTAACACCTCGCTTTTATTTTTATTTTTATCCAGCCGGCTTGCTCTAATGGTTTATAGATATTNTGTTCATANCCNGATAACATTGCTTTACCTTTAATGTGTAATAATAAGTCTACTAAATCTTCATGGTCTTTGAGAGACATTTCATGTTCATATGCTTTACTTTTACTTTTACGAGTTTCTAATACATAAGGAGGATCCAAGTAAAAGAAAGTTTCTTCTGTGTCATATGCTTTTAATATTTTTCTAAAGTCATTATGCTCTATTTGAACTCTAAGAAATCGTTCCGATACTTCTGGAAGCAACTCTATACTTGAAAACCAACTGCTAACACGTTCTGCCATGCCTTTATTGCTCTTTGTTACAGCATACCCCCAACTACCCCCGAATTGCCCGCTAAAATTTTGCCTTGCAGCCACGAACCATTTTACTGCTCTTAAAATATCATCTTCCTCGTCTCTCCAAGTATCTCTACAATAATAATATTCCTCACGTGAATAAGGAATTAACATCACTTGCTCATAAAACCGCTTAAATTTGTCTTTGTCTCTGATAACTCTGAAGAAGTTTATTAACCCGCTGTCAATATCATTATAGACTTCTACAGGAGAAGGTTCTTTTGCTAATAAGAGGTTGGCGGCGCCTCCAAATACCTCAACATATGTATGATGCTTCGGTATTAAAGGCAATAGTTTGTTTACCATAAAATGTTTTCCTCCATACCAACGAATGGGAGCTCTTAGTCGCTTACCCACACATACCCCACCCACAACTCTGGCACACTACACAGCCACTTTCGTGAATTACCGGCGAGCCGCACTCTGGACAATAAACATAATCGTGCGCACTCTGTCTCTTCATTATCTCTTGTTTCCTTTCTCTATTTATAATTTCCATACTATCAAACTTGTCATCGCTCATAATTCTATCTACCTCATCCTTTCTGTGAGATAACATGTCAAACTCTAAAACTTCTCGCACTTGGCCCCTTTGTGGCGCATATGACCCCTTTGTGACCCCTTTATGATGCCATTGACACGTTAGCCACACATACCCCACCCACAACTCGGGCACACCACACAGCCGCTTTCGTGAATCACTTTTGCGCCGCACTCTGGACAATAAACATAATCATGTGCACCTTGTTTTTTCATGATCTCTTTCTTCTCTTCAACAGTCTGTGTTTTAACTTCATCATTCATACGCAACACTCCCTAACGCTAAAATTGTAGCACGGCATATCTGTCCTGCAAATTATTATCTATAATATGCTTGTTTATCCTGTTTTTTGCAATTTCATAATACTGTTTATCAATCTCAAATCCTATAAAGTTTCTGTTTGTTCTAATACAAGCAACAGCGGTAGTTCCACTTCCTATAAAAGGGTCTAACACTAAATCATTTTCAAAAGATAGTATTTTTATAGCACTTAAAGGCAAATCTAAACTAAAATTAGCCTCTGTTAATTTTCTCGTTTCAGCTC